AACATGCGCTCGAAATCCGCTTAAAGCTGAAGAAGTTGTCACTGGAACTCTAAACACTCTTTCGGCTAATTCCCGCTGCATCATCGAATCTACAGGTGAAGGAAATGAGGGATTCTTCGCAGAGATGGTCTACGGTGCGAATGAACGTGGCAATGAAAATCTAAATCCACTCGACTACTACCTTCATTTCTTTCCCTGGATGGATGAGCCAACGTATCGGATGAGCCAAACAGTCACCTATGGGGTTGATCTTACCGACTATTTTAACAAAGTAGAGCGCGAGACGGGGGTAAAGATCGATCAAGAGCAGCGCTATTGGTATGCCCACATGAAATCCATCATGGGGGAGAAGATCAAGCAAGAGTTCCCTTCCATTATTTCTGAAGCATTCCTATCCAGCTCCGATGCCTATTATTTCCAACAGCATATTGAGCGCGCATTCAACGATAACCGAGTCCTCAGCACAACGCTCTACGATCCATTGATGCCTGTCTATGTGGCTATGGATATCGGGGCTACCGACATGACCGTCATGGTCTTTTTCCAAGTCACTCACGGAGAGATCCGCATCATCGACTATTACGAAGACAACAATAAGGGCGTCGAGTTCTATGCCAGATTCCTCCTACAGGACAAGAAATACCTCTATCGAACAATTTTTCTGCCTCATGATGCGCAGCACAAAGATGGGATCGTTGTTGAGAACACATACAAGCGAGAATTTGACAGACAGATGTCTCACACTCAAACGAATTGTTTCGTTCTACCTCGGACCGACAAGAACGCAAACATCGCGAATGCCAAAATTAAAACCGATCGATGCGTCTTCAACATCAACAAGACTAAGCCGCTCCTCGATCAGCTTCGTAAGTACCGCAAAAAGTGGTCGGAGCAGTATGGAAAATATATGGACGAGCCCTTCCATGACTCTTCGTCTCACTATGCCGACGCCTTTATATATGCCATGCAAGCTGTAAGTCATGTGGAGACGGTCAGCTCAATGAAAGGTGCCCTAGAAAAACACAAAGCTGTGGTTGATAACCGAAGGAATAGAATATGAGTTCGCAAATGCGCCCAGAAATGACCCATGATGATTACCCAGCATGGATTTGCTGCGAATGTGCCGAGCATCGAGGCTATTCCAATCGATGTACTCTATCTACTTACCATGAAGATATCTGCGGTTGGTGTGAACAACTAAAAGTTGTTACTCAACCCAGAGATTATGGATATCCTAAGTATTCAAAAAAATAGTGGTGAATAATAAAATATAAAGTATATCTTGAAAACTAACAGGGAAACGATGACCTCGGCTCTCTGTTGGTGTGAGGAATCGCCTGCACTCTAAATCCAGACGTGGAGCCTTGTCGTCGACCAGGGCATAAAGCGAAGCGGTATTGCCACCAAAGCATAACAGGCACGACTTTGTGGGTAGAAAGGTACCGAAACCCTCAATTTAACAGGGCATAGATGCAAACAAGAGCTGAGATCTGGTCAGAGTTTCAAGAGAATTATCGCTACGCCCACGATTACTGGTCGCCCTTCGTATCAAACGCACAAGTCTACACGCTGGCAGCATCCGGTTACACCTGGAGCGCTAAAGAGCGTCTTCAACTCGATAAAGAAGGGCGCGAGCCGCTCGAATTGAACATTATGCGACGCCCGATTGAGTTCTTCTCGGGTTATTTGAGAGACAATCTCAATTCCATCGTCTTCTCGCCTGTTGAAGGATCAGATCAGAAGACAGCCGACCAAATGACGAAGCTTTCTTACTATGTCTGGGATAAGGGCGGAGGCTATTCAACCTTTCTAGACTCATGCGATGAGATGTTTAAGTCGGGGATGTCTCTGACTGGCGTCATGATGGACTATTCCAAGGACTTTGTGAATGGCGATCCGACTTTCTTCAAGCGCTGCTACAACCAATTCTATCTTGATCCCACATTTGAGCGCCTAGATTTAAGTGACTGCGCGTTTGCCATCATGCGAGATCTCTTGGATCGAAACGTGATCAAGCAGCTTCTTCCTTTCGTCGATCCTAAAGAGATCGATAGCATTCAAAATGGATTCCGCGACGATAAATTCCTCTCTTACCATCCGAACTTTACCACTTTGAGCCGCAACCGAAACTTGATGGCCTATGACCAATACTATCGTCGCACTACACGCACAAGAAAGTTCCTGGTCGACGATGACAATTCCTATTACCGAGATATCTCTCACCTAGATGAAGAAGAACTTAGCACTCTCAAGGTTGGGTTGAAGCGTGTAGCAGATCTGCGCGCCGAGTTCGAGGCTGCAGGAGAAGGCACTGAAAACTTACCACCCGTGTTGCAAATCAGAGACGTAGAGCGCCCCTATATTGAGCTGCACATCATGCTCAACGGCCAAGAGGTGTACAACGGAGAGGATCGCACTGGAATCGTAGAGACTTATCCCTTCGTGCCTACCATCTGCTACATGGAACCATCGATCTGGATGCCTTCTCAGCGTGTGCAAGGGATATCGGCTACTCAATACTCGAACCAGCGGAACTTCAACAAGCGCCACATGAAGATCGTGGACATGATGGATTCCGACATATCGACTGGATACAAGTACATGATCGGATCCGTTGCAGATCCTCAGGACTTGCAGCAATCGGGTCAAAACAAGCTCATCGGCATCGATCCAGAAAATGCCCCAGCGGGAATGGATTCAGTCCAGGAACTGCGTGGTGGTGGAGCAAATCCTGCCCTCATCGAGTACCAAGCTATCATCGACCAGTTGTCTCTCACCTTGGCAAACGTCAATGAATCCGTGCTTGGTATCGATGAAAAGGGGAACACTCAAGTTAGCGGTCGTCTAGCTCAAGTGCGAATTGCTCAGGGTCTTAGATCCAATCGAAAGGTGTTCGACAACATAGAGCAGAGTCAAAAGATCCTTGGGGCCATCGTCGGCAAAGTAATCCAGCTGAACATGCCCCCTGGCAAAGTAAAGCGGATCCTCGGCGAAGATCCAACCGAACAATTCTATTCCCGTGAGTTCGAGCAGTATGATGCCGTGATCAAAGAAGGCGTTCGCTCTCAATCACAAAGAGATGCCTACTACTATGAAATCGTCAACCTCAAACGGGATGGTATCGTTGACGTCCCTCAAGATGAAATTGTCCGAGCGCTCCAAATGGCAGGTCTGTCCGATCTGGAAGAGGCTATCGAAAAACAGCAGGCTGCACAGCAAGAAGTACAACGAACAGCTGCCCAAATACAGGGAGCAGAGCTGGAGTTGCTCCAAGCAAGCAAAGAAGAAAAAACTGCTCTCGCTCAAGAGCGACGCGCAAGAGTTGTATCAGACCTTGCACTCAAAGACGAGAGAGAGTCCGAAGCTCAACAAAACATTGCGCAAGCAGCACTGGACCGAGCTAAGACAATCACTGAAATAGCCAAGATGAATGACGATCGAATCATCCAAGTACTCCAATTCGTCAATGAACTTGAGCAACGAGAAGCGATGGGTCGCGAAATGCAGAAACAACAAGTGGAAGCACAAGCAGACCGATTGAATACCGACACTGAGGGATCGGTAGAACAGTTGAAGTCCGCTCAGTCCGCTGAGATGGAAGCGCAATTGTTCGGTTTAAATCCTCAATGAAAATTTATATGTTATTAAATACTTTACATGATAGCGTGTGAAGTAAGAGCCAAAGGAGGCTAAATCATGGGATACGATAAGGGTAAAATGTCTGGCGGTGGAAAGTTTATGGACAACGCTAAAGGCATGTGCGCTTACAAAGACGGAACCATGTCAGCTGCTCGCAGAGTAAAGCCTGAGTGCGGACCTGGCATGAATGCCGATCAGAAGAAGGCTAATGGCCTGCTTCAGCAAGCACAGAAGAAAGTTGATTCTCTTCGCGGCGTTAGCGGGATGTAATCATGTCGGTGCATGCGATCATTGAGACGCCAGGATTGTTGGTTGATCCAGCATTCATTGATGAGAAGGAGTTGCTCAAATCCTATCTCAACAAGGCAGTCGATACCATCGTCATGCAGAATCAGAAAAGGACGGAGCCATATTTCATTCTGTTCCATGAGAAATTCGACGGGCAAGATTCCCGAATGAAGATCTCAGTGGATAAGAAGCTACCAGGGTTCATTACGAATACGATTGTCTTCTGGGTGTGCAATCGACGTGGGATCTGCGAGTGGTTATGGACTGTACCTCCAAAGGTAAATGGGCAAAAACAACCCCCAGAATTCAATAAGACAGGTGTCGCCTACCTACAAGCAAAGGGCGCCATGCCAAAGTGAGGGGCTATATCCTCACCTCATCGTAGAAGGGTGTTCTACGCCAACAACGGGCAAACAAAATGAGTGCAGAGACCGTTCCTGCAGAAAACATAGAGCGTGAAATTCCAGATGTCGCCCCTGAGCCACAAGCTCAAGAGCAGCACGCGGAAACTCAAGCGGCACCTCCACAAGAGGAGCATGTCCCACTTTCAGCGCTTCAAAAAGAGCGACGAAAGAGACAAGAGTCTGAGAGGGAACTCCAATGGTTCAAAGAGCAGCAGATGCGCCAAATGCAGGCGCAACAGCCAGCTGAGGAGCCTGAGGAAGATCAAGCGCCTGTGTCGAGAAAAGAACTAGTAAATGTAGAACGTCGAGCCGTTCAAAAGGTTTTAGAGACGACTTGGATCGCTCAAAACCCTGAGAAGGCGAACGACATAAACGACAAACTATCGGAATTTTTAAAACAGAGACCGCACCTCGCCCGTGCGATTGAAGACGCGCCGAACAGATATGAAGAGGCATGGACCCTGATGGATGCTTTAACACCAAAGCAAAAAGCTGCGCTGAGACCAGCTCCACTAGTCAAAAAGGATGCACCAGGTAACCCTGCTGCTCTCCCCAAGGCTCATGGAATCAATCAAAACGCAGATGTCATGGCTATGGACGACAAGGAGTTCAACGCGTGGAGGCAGTCGCAGCGTAAGCGTAGGTAGGTCGCAATGGAGACTACCTCATGTCAGTCACAACAACCTCGAACTACGGTTCAATGAGTGACCGTTGGGCACAGCGAGCCCTTCTGCAAAGAAGTAAGCCACGCTGCGTTCACAACCTCTTTGGACGAGCATTTACGCTGCCACAAAAGAACACCGACACAATGGCGTTCAGACGTCAGGAGAACCTGCCATCTGATCCTGTTGTTCTGTCTCAGGATGCGGATCCCGCACCTGTTCAAGTAAACAAATTCGACATCAACGTCACTATCCAGGAATTCGGACAAGTCGTCCTGCTTTCTAGAAAAGTGATCCTGGTTGTCGAAGATGACACTGCAAACGAGACCGCCGATAACCTTTCTCAAAGCATGCACACCATGCTCGATAAAGTTACGCGCGATGTTTTTGCAAGTTCTGTCCCCCAAATTTCTTGCCTAAACGGGACTAACGGTAACGCGATTACGAATTTAACGATGATCGACGTTCAGCGCGCCATAACCTACTTAGACCAAAACGATTCCGAAAAAATGGCACCGACCATCGAAGGAACTTCGCGTTTTGGAACAGGTCCTGTGGAACCCGCATACTGGGTTACAGCACACGTCAAAATGAAGCCCGATATTCGTGCTTTAGATGCGTTTGTGCCTACTTCCCAATATGGAAGCCAAGACCCTGTACTTCAGGCCGAATTTGGCGCCACAGACGAAGCGCGCTGGGTTACTTCTACCCTCGTTACAGTCACTGACGCGAACCCACCTGTGTTCTACAACACTTTCATCGCTGCAAATGCGTATGGATATGTAGGCATCGATGAGGTTTCTACTGAGATGATCCTGAAGCCTCTTGGCTTTAACGATTACCTCAACAGGTTCCAATCAATGGGCTTCACAGCTTGGTTCAACGCAGCCATTTTGGACGATTCCCACATCGTAACACTGCTTTCAACACAAGCGTAAGCTTAAGGAGATACTATGGCAGATCTATTTTTAGGGCAGACTTGCACCGAAGCCTATCAGTTCATATCGGCTGGTACGGCTCATACTTTCCGCTTCAGCTGGCAGCCTGACAAGGTGGTTTTCAATAACCTTACCAAGTGGGCAGCTACTGCAGGGAACATACCGATGTCGACATGGTTTAGAGGCCAGACGTCAGCGGCCCGCGCTTACCAACAACAGGTAATCGTGGATAACGGCGTTGCTACTGCATACAACTTTTTGAATGCGGCAGCTAACGGTTTCACTGTTGCGGATACCCCAGGCGGAGTGCCTGCGTTCCGTGCTTTGATCAGCGGCGTTACTCAAGCAGATCCTTGCGTGGTCACCACAAGTGCGCCGCATGGATTCCAAACCGATCAGATTGTCCGAATCACAGATTTGGGCAACGTAGGTCCTGGAGTTCCTGCTCGAGGCATGGATCCGTTGAACAACAACCGATTCTTGATCACGATTCTTAGCTCGACGACTTTCTCTCTCCGAGATGTCATCACAGATGAGCCAATCGATTCTACAAGCTTCCCAGCTTGGGTATCGGGCGGACGCTGCGATATCGAGACAAGAGTCATCACTTTGAACAACCCTCAAGTAGCGCCTTATAGCTCGCTGAATCCATACCATCCTAACCCGTTTGAGTATGATCCTGCGACCTATAGCTTGCTTGCTGGTTCCTCAGTTATGGGATCTGACGGAGACGTCTATCTCATTGAGGTCTACAAGTGGGGTCAACTCGTTGACCTAGGCGATTTACTCGTCTAAACGTTCATCTCCCAAATGAGGGAGAAGGAACTCGAGGAGCCCTCGAAAGGGGGCTTCTCAATTACCAAATTGGTAGGTATTGGTAGGAAATTGGTAGATGAGCAGTCAAGCAATAGGTCAAATCCCGCATAGAGCAGAGATTCTCAGCATCAGCTTGAGCAATCCATGTGTCATTACGACGACAGAGGCTCACGGATTTCACACCTTTGACTTCATCAGAATCACCAATCTAAACGGCTTGATGCCTGTGCCGCAACACGGAGCAGACCAACTGAACAACAATCGATATCGGATCGTTGTGCTGGGAGATGACACTTTTAAATTGCAGAACCCCACCACGTTTCAAGACATCGATTCGTCCAACTTTCCCCCATACACTGAAGGTGGGAAGGTGAATCTAATTGAAAACACGTTCTTCTTTTATGGAGAACCAGGAGAAAACAACAATGGCTAGAAAGAAATTAAGCGATGAAGAGGCAGCTACTGCCTTAACAGCCCAAATGACCACACCCGTTGCTGAGGAAGTCGATGTTGAAGACATGCCTTTAGTGACTCTTACTGATTACATGAGATACAACCGCAGGGCGCGTGAGATGAATAAACGCCTCAAGATTCTCCGCTATCCATGCAAAGTTCCTCCAACTGAGCTACACCCTCATGAAAGAGTGGTTTTCACCCGAAATGATCAACCTTCGAACCCACTGCCAGTCTTTCTTTCAAACGATATGATCCACTACGACAGAACGAAACTGAAGGATCAATTGGTCTCAGGAAAGACTTATGACCTACCCAGAGTGATTATCCAGCATTTGGCAGAGAAGGGAGTTCCTCTCTGGAAGTGGTTTGATAATCCCGATGGAAGCAAAGAAACTCGGAAAGCTGGCGTTACACCTCGCTTTTCTTTACGAACAGTTTACGCGGATTAAGCGATGGCTCAATTTGTCTCCGATTGCATAAGGATCATGCGTCTAGCCTTAAGCAGGCGCAATGAAAACGACCCCGACCAAAACGACCCTACATTGTTTCGGTACTTGAATGATTTCATCAATCTGACGATGTCGGATGACGTGAAGCTTTTCGAGCAGTTTGGGACGCTCACCTTTACGATCGATGAGTCCAACACAACTGGCGTCTACACCTTCAACGAGGTGGGCGCCAGCTCTCAGTTTACCAACATATCTCAAGAGGCGTTCATATCGCTTCTGGATCCCCCTGATAACTCCATTTCATGGAACCAGCTTTGGATTTTCCAAGATCCAGCGGAGTTTTATGGACAGTGGGGCATCAACAACACTGAAGTACTCATCCCTGGCTATCCGACTGAAATGCTCTACTACGGGGACCAAATGGTCTTTCGTACGATCCCAAACACTGCCTACTTGGTTCAGATCTATGGATATAAAATCGTCCCAACTTTCTCCGACGAAGGAGATCCTCAACTGCCTTATGACTACTGGCTTCGTTATCTCGCTTATGGTGCTGCTAGGGACTACGCGTCCGATTACCGATTTGACCAGCAGTCACTGGCGAGAATTGAGAGGACGTTCCAACGTCAGAGACGATTGCTTTTGACTAGGACCCATAACCAAATCAAACAACAAAGATCATTACCGAGGTTTAAACATGGCCAATTGGATTGCTGGAGCGATAAAAAAACCAGGCGCCCTAAGGAAAGAGTTGGGTGTCAAGAAAGGAAAGGATATCCCTGCTAAGAAATTGGCAGCGGCAGCAAAGAAAAAGGGCAAGATCGGGCAGAGAGCTAGGCTTGCTGAGACACTCAAAAAAATGAATAAGAGAGGAAAATAAAATGCCTTTACTCCCAGGAAAATCAAAGAAAGACATCCGTCAGAACATCGAAACTGAAATGAAAGTAGGTGGACGCCCACGCAAACAGGCAGTCGCGATCGCTTTGAATGTAGCGAAAAAAGGTGCAAAAAAGAAAATGTCCAAGAAGAAAATGGGCAAAGGGAAATGCTAATGAAAAAAGCAGCTAAAAAAATGGCCTCTAAGGCGAAAGCTCCAAAAGGCAAAATGGTTTCTGGAAAGAAATACTCTAAATCCCTAGAGGACTACGATGAGAAAGTCGGAATGGAGGATAACCATCCTGCTCGTAAACCTGCAGATATTTCGGGCGCACTTGGCAGAGCTTCAAAGAAGATGGGTTATTCAAAAAAACCACGAGTAAAGCCTAATCGAGTAGGCAAGGGAAAGTAACATGCCTTGGAATTCGTTATGGCCTGACGGCGCAAAGTCGGTAAAGGCAAACACAGCCCCTGGCCAACAAAACACTGGCTATACCGAAACCAACATGAACAAGGATCACTTTTGGAACATCGGAACGGATGAAGACGGCCATCATAGAGCCGTTAACATGATGAACTACGCCGATACAGCGACGGGAGCGCCTGCGGATGCCCCGATTGCTACAGGTTTTGATGGTGTTTTCTATGTGAAGCAAGTGAACGGTAGGAATGCTGGTTTCTATCGAAACTCAAACGGCATCTTTCAGGCTGTGGCTGGCTTCATCTCTGGCTCGGCGAACATCACAAGTTCCTATCAAAACATCGTGGCCGTTCCAGATGGGTGCTATGGCAACATTTGGATGTTCAAGAATGATAGCTCAAATGCGATGGGGTTCGGATCGTTTAAGGCAGCTGGTGGCGTGTGCCAGGCTTACTGTGTTCAAACACTTCCAGGAAACACATCCACGCCTCAGCTGCCATTTAGATTTGGAAGTGCAGACCAAGTGAGCGGTCTGAATTTTCGCGCTCGTGTATCGGATGCCCCGAGTGGAGTGTATGAGTATCGCATTCAATTTTGGGCTATCTAATGGAAATATACGAAATCACAGGGTTCCGATCGGGCTTAGATAGAGAGGGTGTCAGCTTTCTCGATCCTAAAGACGCTTTTGAAGCTTTGCGAAACGCGTATATCTATCGCCAGGTGCTTCAATCGCGCCTTGGCTTTTTCCAATTTGGCAACCGTCTTTCGAGGGATATTTCTACTGTTACCCTCGATCAGACTACCAGTGCAGGCACTCAGACGATCATCGTTGATCTTTTGGCCGACACGGGTATTCAAACGCCCTCTATTCGATCGGGAGAACCTGATGCTATGCTTATCCCAGGCACAGTCACATTCAACGTAGATGGTGGCACAGCGATCTGGAACGATTCGGTTACTCCTGGGATTCTTACTCCAACAGCTGGAAGCGCTGCACCTGGCACCATTAACTATGTGACAGGAGAGGCGGTCCTCAATTTTACTGGCGCTGTGATGGCAGGATTGCCAATCCAGACTTTCTTTGAGTATGCGCCAGGTCTTCGAGTCATGGGAATCTTTGAAAACATCCTCCCTGACAGCACCCGTGAGCTTGTGGTGGTCGATAAAAACTATTTCTACAAGTACAACTCATCGACCGATGTTTTCGACTGGGTTCCATTCAATAGCGCTGTACCGATCATAGCGTTTGGGATCACTTCCAATGACGATTATGTATCGGGCACGACCTATCTCACTGCAACAGGAACCCAGCGTTTTGTTTTCACTGGCAGAGGGATGACGGATGTCTATTTCTTCGATGGTACCGATGTAAAACGCTTCACCAATACCACCGATAATCCGAACTATGCTGCACCCCCTCAAGGAACCTTAACTCGAGCTACGACGGTTCTATTCTTTGGCGAGAGGATCAACTTCTTTGTGCCTGTTGTGGGTGGATTGACCTATCAGCAAGGCGTTCTATTCTCTGGCATTCGAGATGCTGGCGGCAACGGGGATAAATTCAATGTCCCTGGCTCTGGCCTTCTGAACTTCGATACCTCAGAAATCATGAAGATGGCGATCATTTTAGGGGACGTCATCATCGCGAACTTCCAGATGTCGAACTGGTCCCTTGAAAAGACGCGAGACGCTTTCAACCCTTACTTTCCTCGAAAAATCCCATCGGTTTTGGGTACAGATGCAGGCTTTTCGGCTGTTTCTTGGAACTATGAGGTCAAATCTTTGGGTAAAACGGGTGCGATTACGACTGATGGTCGCCAATCCCTCCGATTCGACAACAAAGTGCCTTTCTTCACTGCCGATGAGATGGACCAATCGGAATTCGAGCTTACTTATGGCGGTTTTGATCGGATCAACGGGCAGTTTCTCTTCTCTTTTAGAGGCAATCTTTCTCAACTCACCGCTATCACACAGGATCAGGTTTTAGTCTACAACTATGAAGAGAGCACATGGGCCGTTTACGATCAAAGGTTCAGCGTCTTTGGCCAGACGACACAAGGGCATGACCTTGCCTGGGATGATATCGATGGGACTCAGAATCCAGCCTGGGCGCGTATGGATGAAACCGAAGACGTTTGGAACAAGATTGGGATCGAATCCACCGTTCAAAAGACGCTCGCTGGAGACAATGATGGGTTCATCTATCAAATCAACGCCGATTATGACGATTACTTTGTGAATGTCACAAACATCACACAGGCATCGGCTGCCGTTGTGACGGTCGATCCATCTGCTTTTGAGATCGGAGATCGGGTTGTTTTTGTGAACGTCGAGGGGATGACTCAGATCAATAGCATGATCGGAACAGTGGTTGCCGCATCTGTCACAAGCATCACAGTCAATATTGACACTCGCAACTTCGATGCCTATACGAGTGCAGGAACTGTATCCAAGCTGATTGCATTTGAGGCTGAAACGATTCCATTCAACCCCTGGCGTGCCGCTGGTCGAATGATCAATATGTCCCATGTGGAATTCCTGATCGATACGAATGCAGGGGATATGTTCGTTGATCTGTACATAGATGAGGAAGAGGCTCCTTTTAAAACGGCCTATATTTCTTCGCCAAATACGACCACCAAGCAGAAAGTTTGGGTGATGGTAGAGGTCAACCAAGAAGCAAACTTTATAACGATTGTCATGAGAAACGAGAGTGCTGGCTTCCAGACGAGAGTCACCTCTATGCGCATCCATTGTGAAGCGGGACTTCTCACCAATCCATGAGGATTTAATGGCAAAGGTAGCCGAGTATTTACAGGTTGGGAACCGAGAGAACATGTCGATTGAGGAGCTTTTAAGGCTCTTAGAGACCGCTTATCGAGACCTTGCTATCCAACTAAATAAGAAGCCTGATATTTATCAGAGAACAACCGACGGACAAACAACGGACGTTTTTTTAAATAACGGGGACATTAATATAAACACAAACACCCTGAAGGTTGAAATGCTGACTGAGCACTCAACCGCGACAGCAGTGGTTTGGACGCAACTTAGTCCTTAAGGAGACAGCATGGCATTTGATTTTCAAGGAGCAGATAAAGGCGCGGGTACAGGCGCTTCCATCGGTGGAGCGATCGGTTCGATCATCCCTGGTGTGGGTACTGCCATCGGAACGGCAGCTGGCGGACTTATTGGCGGTGCAGCAGGAGGATTCTTTGGAAGAGAGAAAAGCAAAGAGACGAAGATCCAAAAGAGACAAAGGCAACTGGTCGACGAAATGCTCGGATCCCTTAACGGAAGCGGACCTTATGCTGATCTATTCAATGCGAATGAAGCGGATTTTGAAAGATCTTTTGCTAACCCTGCGCGCTCTAGATTCAGAAATCTCACAGCTCCGCAAATCCAGCAGCGTTATATCGCCTCTGGGATGCAAAACAGCACGGGCCTTGAAGATACGCTCACGAGAGCAGGTGTCGACATGGACTCCCTCATTAATCAGCACTATCTCGACTATGTGCAAAGCGCTAGAAACAGAAAAGCCAATGCGCTAGGGAGTATCCTCGGCCAAGATAGAGGTGCTCTGCCTGGTCAATCTGGATGGGATGCAGCTTTGCAAGGCGTAGGCGGATACCTGAGTTCAGATGCCTTTGGAAAGGATTTTGAGGGGATTCTGAATTCCTTCAATAAGGGCGATGATGAGTATGATGTTCCTTCTCAATCGCTCACCGATACGTTTCAGCCTGCGAGAAAAGGGTTTGAAAATGATCCATCGGTCTACAACCCATACACAGGCATCCAAACAGGAGGATATTAATGGCTACCCCATCACCCTTTGAAATCGGTCGTGCAGTCGGCTCCAATGTAAGCGGAGGAATCCGTGGCGCTCGAGAACAGAATTCGATCGATCAAATACTTAGCGAGGCGAATCAATCTCAAGATCCTCAAGCAGTACAGAATGCAATCGGCTCCATTCTTCGTCAGGTTTCTCCTCAAAAGCAAGAGGCTGCGCTTCAAATCCTAGGACAGAAGCAACAGCAATTACAAGCTGGAAAGAGAAGACAAGCGTTAGAAGCACAAGGAATCAGCGGCGATGTAGATTCTCTTGATCCTGGAATCCAAAAAGAGATCATCAAAGGCAAGAATAGCAAAATGCCAGGTGGATCGGATTCAAAACGACACGTACAGGACGCCTACAATCGAGTAAACGAGATCTTGGAGAGTGGTTACACGGGTTTCAGTCCTTTAGGGCTTACACCTGAAGGAAGGCAGCAAAGATCTGAATTGGATACTTTGGGTGAAGTTTTCATCTCCAATTTGATACCTCTATTGAATCCTAAGGGTACCATTTCAAAAGAACGTTTCAACTACATCAAGAGTTTGGCTCCTACATCATGGGATACGGACGCGGCTATGAAAGGTAAGCTGAAAGCTCTATCCGATATTTTTGGTCTTGAAGGATCTGGTCGCGGTGGTCAAGGTGGTCAGGGCAAAATGCCTACCATAGAAATGCGCGATGCTCAAGGCAACATCTATGATATACCGCAAGACATGGTAGAAAAAGCTCGGGCAGGAGGATTACAATGAGTGGTTCAACAGACTTTTCGCAATTTCGCAGGGCACCTCAAGATGCTGCTACGCAGAATCAGGATCCTAGCGGGGAGTTCGCTCAATTCAAGCGCGCACCTAAGCGAGGAGCCTATGAGACATTCGTTGAACGTCCAGGTCAAATCGTAGGTCAATCGGCTGTGGCTGGCTTCAAAGCCCTTCCTCGATCAGCTTATGATCTACTCAAAACAGTCGTCTCCAAGACGGGTGGTGATCTTTCTAAGCTTGAAGAGGCTGAGAAGAATGCCCCCGATTGGCTAAAAGATTTCGCAAACAACCATCTGAGAACTTATGAAGACATCCGCGAAGATCAAAAGAAGACAGGCAAACAATACGGCTCCGATAAACCGCTCGCCCAGCCAGAAGGGGCTACTGAGAGAGCACTCGAAAAGTTTGGGCGCTTCGTGGGTGAAGCTCCTGCGTTTGGAGGAGTTGGTGGCGCGCGTGGTCTTGCGTCTCTAGGTGGGTTGGCCGCTGGCATTCAAGTAGGGGAAGAGGGAAATCTAGGGCCTGTAGGACAGCTTATCACAGGTACTTTAGGGGCTTTGACGCCTGGTGGAGTTGCTAATGCAGGAAAGGCTATCTTTTCTCCTAGGAAAGCGGCGGCGAAAGCGGTTGCAAGATCTGTCCCTGCGAAGTCATTGGATATTCAAAAGCAGCTCATCAAAGATGCACGTGATGCAGGTATTCAGCTCGATGTAGGATCTTTGAGCAACAATGGTATGGTGAAGTGGGTTCAGAACCAGTTAGCTCAGTCTCCTCTAGTCGGAGATTCACTCGACAACTTCAAGAAGCAGCTCTCAAAGCAGGTAATTTCTGAATATGAAGGCGTCGCTAATTCGATCGGACAATCTCGCTTTCAAACTCATTATCAGGCAGGGGAAGCAGTTCAAAATGCTATCAGATCTCATAAAGAAAATACGCTCTCTGAGGCCAGAAACCTTTACAACGATGCTCGCAAACGGGGAGGAAACTTCCAGGTTTTCACGGGAAAAGTAGGAGACGTGGTCAAAGAACTCGAAGAATCTTTGGCACCTGGCGCACTGAAATCTCCCGAGCAAAAGGCCGTATTGGATGCTGTGCAGAAACTTCGAGGTGATGTGTTGACCGCTGAAGGAGGCATCAAATCCGCCAGCATCAATGATCTCATCAATGACAAGATCGCTCTCAATGACATTATCGATTATGAAGTGCAAGGGGGTGCCAAACAGCTCTTGAAAAAGGTAGTAAAGGCCCTCGATGATACGATCGCAGCTCACGGATCGCAGGATCCTACCTTTGCGCGTGAATGGAAAACAGCCAATAAGAAATTCGCAGACCATGCCAAAACCTTCCGAAACCAAAATATTTCTAATGTTTTGAAAACGCAAGATCCAGCAACGATTTTGAATAAAATGAATTCATCTGCAGGCATTCGAGACGTCAAAAAGGCTTTGAGTGGTTCTAAAGCTGGAAAAGATCTCTTCGCTGATCTCTCGCGATACAAGATAGATGATCTCTTGGAGAAGGCTCTTGAGCAGAATGTGAAGGATCAAATTCAGTTCGGAAAGGTGGGAAATGCTCTAAAAAAGGGAAATACCCAGGAAATCCTCAAAGAATTGATGGAACCAGAGCAATTTAAAAGGCTTGAGAGATTGACTCGTCTGTCAGGTAATGTGGCTGAATCTGCTTCTAAATTCTTGAACACAAGCCAATCTGGCACCACTGTGGTCAACATGGCTGCAGTTGCCAAAATATTGAGCGACATTGGTCAGGCTTTCTACGGAAACTTTGCCCCAGCAGCGTATAGCATCGGCGGACTTGCAGGAGCGCGCGGATTGGCTAAAGCGATTACGAATCCCAAGTTCTTAATGGCAGTCGAAGACGCGATTCTAGCGTCCAAATCAGGCAATAAAAGCCTTATGGAACGTGCAGGCGCTCGATTGCTTAAAGAAGCAGGCCGAAGTACCGCTAGAGGCGCAAGGGGTGCGGACGAGGACGAGTTCGCTTCGGAGCGTCGACAGTCAGGCGATCAGCTTCCTCTCGGAGCTTCCTAACTGATTCCTCATCTTCCTTGATGAAGTTGCGATAGCTCACCACAGAGACCACAAATCCTATGGCTGCAGCTATCAAACTTCCAAAGAAAATACCTATGAAGAACGCGCCGAACAATCCTGCCAGTGCGCAATCTCTCGCTCTTTCAAAATGTTCAGTCATTGTCATGTTAAACCTTATTTTACGGTTTATAGAGTCCATCTCCCCACAGATTTTCCCTATAAATCGCCATAATTATGTCCCAAGCCCGACTAGATGACAATCCGAAGACTTTATTTTAATCTCTTGAGTACCTGACATCGATGTGCGTAGACCAGTTGTCCTTTTTCTTGGCTTTGTTGGCCTTAACATCTAAAAATTTTATTCCGCTCATGCCATATTCATTGGCTTTTTTGACGCAGTCGGCAATCCCATTAACCCAAATCTCTCTTTTGCGGATGTTCTTAGGAATGTCCCTAAAAACAAATCGATTCTTACCGTAGTGCCCTCGAATTCTCTTATGCTTAGGGACAACATCGGTAGGAGCAGAGACTGGGAGAGGCTGATCCTGGGTGTTTATGATAATATTCAAAAGTCCCTGAATCATACTGGTATTGACGATCATCTGCCTCTCATTGATAGACTGAAAAGTCTTTTCAAGATCGGCTATGAAGTTGATAAGATGGTCCCAGTCTTCATCAGGTATGTACATTCTTTGCCTCTATAGCGTCTCTGATTTCTTGGAGTTTCATAGCCATGATTGCAGTGTCAAAATCCATAGCCATGACTTTAGCTAATTCAATGGCATCCGAGATCTTATAAGGCATCTCGTGCTTGTCCAGGATATCAATAGCTGAACCTAAATAATCATCAGCTGTCATTCTGGCCTGTGCGAATGCGTTTTCGATGCTGAGACTCGTTTCTTGACTCATGACCAACTCCTTTTTGTTAATGATCTACTTCCCATCGGAGTCTGCTTCATGGCTCTCCAAATACTGTCATGAGTCCAAAGCTTGTCCTTTCGGTTTAAAAGACCCAGGCGATTCAATTCCAGTTTGATTTCGTTCAGAGTCCAGCCGCTGCTTCTAAGCTCCACCATTTTCTCTACATGCTCTTTCTTGGCAGGATCTGGCATAAGCTTCCTGTCTGGCCCAACGATCAAACCAAAGGGCAAAGAACCTGCTCTTTCGCCTCGTGCTTTCTTAGCTGCTAGTGCTGCCTTGATTCTGAATTGAGTGATGTTTCTCTCAAAGCCAGCTACTACTCGAATGATCTCGCGTATCATTTTAGATCCAGGATCATCACTTTCTGTTCCTTCACCAGCTGCAGATACGATCTTAGCTTTTTGGTGAGTCACAGCTTCCTCAATCAAGATGCCGCCATATAGATCTCTTGAAAGGCGGTCGAGGCGAGCAATAAGCAAGATGTCTCCCTTCCCGAGACAAGATATCGCATTGAAAAGAGCTGGACGTTTATCCAGAGGAGCAGCGCCGCTGATCGCTTTCTCTGTAAACTCTTGATGGATACTATGACCATGTTTTTTTGCCCACTCATGGCAGATTGTTTGTTGAGCTGCGAGACCTGCGCCGCTCTCAACTTGCATTTCGGTTGAGACTCGAAAATAGGCGATTACTTTAGTCATTGGGTAGTGGAGTTCCTGTGAATTTATCAGGGTCAAAAAAGGCAGTTCCTCGGTGGGTATTGGTGAAAAAATAGTCATTCGCCAAGAAATCGGAAGGAGTTAGATCTCTGCGCTCGCAAAAGATCAATCCATTGTGCATCTCAAAGTACATGGTAATCGGCCAGTGTTTCCTAGCAAACCGATCCCCATCTTTGATTCGTTCCATGATCTCAAAGAACGTGAGCAATTCAGGAGGAGAAGTGTAAAGCTTCCAGTTCATTTCAAAATCCGTCTCATATTCGCTGCCTTTGATATCGGCAGGTAAAAGAGGTTCAATTAAATCTTCCCGTATGACTGCATAGCCATCCTGCAGTGCTTTCATAGCTTCCCAAAATCGCATTATTCCCCCTTGAGAATTTGTAGTTTTACTGGATTTCCTTTGGAATCTTTCATGACCGAATCGTGAAGCGCATGTGCGCCTCGGCATTGCTTTCGATCGAGCATTCGTTGCTCTTGTCTGGATCGAACACGACCTTCTTTATCCTGGAATCGGCAATGCATCATCAGATGACTTTCTTTTCCGAATTCCCTACATACAAACGGACGATCGTCGTATATGTTACACTTCCATTCCTTTGTTAAAAAAGGGCAGCGTTGATTGCTATCGCCTGGATCTGGAGCGCCTACTGGAACCACCATAGGACCTTCGACAACTGCATTCGGATTCTTGAATGAATGCTCAGTTAATATCGGTCCATCAAAATGAAGTTCCTCGATCATTTCGCAGGCGAGCTTATCTCGATTCCTTTCGAGGATTTCTCTTGGCATAGGCGTAGGCGCGCAGCAGCAAGCTTTACACTTGGGCTTCATCTTATCGCAGTCGAAAGGCATTATTCCCCGATTTCCAGTTTGCAACCTTCATATAGTCTTCGCATGAAACCATTGGCAGCCGATTCTGAACGAAATTTTTTGATGAGATATTCGTGGCTTGCACTGGCAGCCATAATGTGAAATCTCTCTGGGTAATCTGGACCTTTATTGAGCAGAAAAATGTGTTCGATGACCGCTAGGTTTACCAGATCGTTTTCGATGTCTTTAATGAATCTCATTGTTTTTCTCCTCGTCAGTTACTAATCTCCATCTCAAATCGTGATTTGGATATTTTTCAATTTTAGATGGATCGCAGGTAGCTTGAGCAGTTGTCAGAAGGAACTCTTTCCCGTTCCACGCAGCTTCAGATAAGATTGTGTGTCTCATCTTGACTAGCTGACCAGGTAACGGAAGGCGTTCTCTGCAATCGACCCATTCATCTTCCCAAACTTCTATCTTATGAGCGCGCATCTCCATTTCTGTAGGCATTGGGATGACTTCGCCCGCTTTAATTCTGAACTCACCCCCATCGGAGGTAGGGAATCGGATTCCAGTGGCCGATCCGATCTCTGAATATGTCTTTGTTGGAGCAGGTAACTCTGCCGTTGATACAGTGCGCCCGCAATTTTGGCATACAGTCTTTAGTTTTCGACATCCGCTTATCATGCAGGTTCTATCATCGCTCATACGGGTCTATCCAAAGTATAAGGGGGTTCATTATCCATGATCCAAAGGTGGCGGATGTTTGCCACGTTTACGATCCGATTTTTAGGAGGGTAGTATTCGACGAGCCATTTATCTTGATAGCCGCATTGGTCTTTGATCTCTTGAAGCTCGTCCCATGTGATGCCGTCGGCCCATCGAATCTTTCCGTCTGGTGTCGGCGTATTTTTTACTTTGTTCACGCATAATCGCATGACTGGTCCATGCCTTCGCACTTGAACTAGGAATCGATCGCTCTTAAAAACTTGGACCACGTCGAGGTTCTCATTTCCATTGTTGATGTGCGCCCAATCTTTGATTGGAACTTCGACCATTTTGAATGGGATCATGGATCTTCCTTTTGAATTTCTTCGCGGGAACAGAACTTGTCACAGAACCACTTTTGCTGGTCATTCATACAGGTTTACACCTCTAACCCTGATTC